CAAGAGAAAGTGTTGTTGATTGTGATGTTGTGCCAATGCCTGCTTTAGTGGTATTAACAATTTCGGTGTCAGCGAAATTCTTAAGTCCTGCGGTATGAAGAAGTCTATTTACAGGATTTACCAGGTCTTCATATTCAATTGGACTCTTGATGGTGTAAGAGAGATTTTGGAAATAATCGTTATCTGGAGTTACCTGATAATCTTGATTGAGTTTTCCAATATCATTCGACCATCCAAGATTCTTTCTAGTTGAATAATCAATCTTGAATATACCCTTATTGTCAACAAGAGACTTGATAGTTGCTTCAGCACCAGAATACTTTCCACGAATTACTTCATCTTGACTGAGTTCATAAGTGCCAAATACCTTGATAGAATCTTCAAGGTCTTCTTCAATAATCAAATCTCTTTCTACATAAACTCCACCTTCGAGTGTCAGTATATTTTCGGAGATGATAAATCTTGCAGATTCCTGAGTGATTTCGAAGGTTGGATAATCTTCTTCCTTAATAATGGATGCATAGAGATTTTGGACGGTGACCGCTACACCAGGATTTGATGTAAAGTCGGAAATATTAAACTCTACTCTAGCAGGGTTTGAATTTGTGTAAGAGGAGACAGTGAAGAATTTATATCCAAGGTCTGTTGAGTTGTGACCATCTCCAGAAGTGCCATACTTTCTAATACCCTCAACAAAGATTTTATCGCCAACACTGAATGGTGCGGTGGAGAATCCTAGGACTGGTGTTGCGATATAGCAGGTTACCAATCCAGCAGATGATGAATATGCACTCTGAATACCAATACCATTACTATTATTGATTGCATAAACTTTATTGTTGATTTGAGGAAGTCCTCTAGGCGACTCCAGAATATCAACAGAGAATACTGCAGAGCCTTGGACATTTGCTTCTAAGACACCGCTTGAATATGCCTCACCAGTATTTGGATTTACGATAACCAAATCTGGAGCAGATGTGTAGTTTTGACCACCAGATACAACAGAAATACCTGTAACAATATCTCTATTGATGAGATTGATTGTTGGCGAAATGAATGCTTCAGGATTGAGGGTCTTATCAGCAGAGAAGTCAAATCCAGCATCATCAACAGACACTTCCTTTACTCTACCAATAGTATTGGATGAAGGAATAATGTCAGCACCCGTTCCATTGGTAGAAGTAATTCTCAAGAATTCTGGAAGTTTCTTATAGTTGTTTCCTCCAGAGATAATTCTCATAGACTTGACGCCACCACTTGCTGTAGTAGAAGTTGTGAAATACTCAAGAGTATCAACATCATCCTGAGTGTATGAGAGGAATTCAGGAGTCTTCTTCAGTGCTAACTTGAATGTAGTTGTGCCAATACCGAAGACTTCATAACTTCCATTATAAACACTATTATGGAATGAAATCTGAGAGTTATTCTTGACAGAATTGTCTGCAGTCGTAATGTATCCACTTTTCTCAAGAGAATAGTATAAGATAGAAGGAAGACCATCACTATAATTCAAAGTCAAAGCAGCATTCGTTGAGACGCCAACAGTGCCAACACCAGTTACACTAAACGATGTAGTGGATCCAGTAGAAACCAACTCATTATAATAGTTACTGTCTTCGAAAATCTTAAACTTATAATCTTCCAGAGATGAATCTGTCAGGTCAAATTTGAGACTGTTATTTCTATCAATTCTGATTTGTGGATTGATTGGGGAAATCTCCTGACCAGAACCACCAGTAGAAGCAAAACTTACTACAGTTGGTGGGTTGGAAACAGCATCATAATGTGTCTCTGCCAGTTGAATTGTGTCATCATCAACTTTATAAACAAAGTAAGATCCAGTTGAAAGACCAGAAATCAAAGTATTTGATGAATCGTAGAATACTTTGTTTCCTGTAGCAAACTTATGATTACTCAGTGTAATCTCATTAGAAGTTGTATTAACACCAACAGAGGTAAATCCTACTGTATTCAACAGCAACTTATTATGAGTTGAATTAAATTTGACAGAAACTGGTGTAGTTGATCCAATACCAACAACCTGCTCTGGTTTTACGCTCAGAGTAATAGTATCACCCTTCTCTAAAGAGTGTGAAGTTGAGACGGAAACTGTAGAAACAATCTTCTCAACCTTTGCAGTTACCTGAGTATGGTTGGTTTCAAGAGCATAGCGATAGTCAGTGCCATCGTTATTTGCAGTGAAACTTCTAAAGAATAGACCATTTGTGTTTGTGGTCAAACCAACAGAAGTTGTAAGACCGATATAATCCTTAGACTTATTGATTACAAACAGTGTTTCAGGGAGGTCAAAGGTGAAGCTAGACTCAGTGCTGGATACTGAGACTTGATTTGCTCCAGATGCCTTAGAGAATGTTACCTGCTGAGAGGTTTTGAATGGGTGATTTGGAAGATAGATGCTTTGGGTTGGGATTGATATTGTGCTAGTTACTACACCAACAGTGTATTCTGAAGATACAGCAATACCAGCAGTAGACCCAATACCAACAGATTGAGTTGGATTGAAGTATACTTTCTCATTCAATGATGATTCAAAGTATGGTAAGTTGACAGATACGCTCAGTTTTCCATCAAGGATAGTTGCTTCTGTAGATGCAGTGTGAGCGGTGCCTGTGACGCCTCTCAGGGTCCTTACAACTTTGTTTTGGGGGAATATATTCAATACGGAAAGTTTCTCCGTACCGATTGCCACAGTAGACCCAACTGACAGACTTACTGGAATTCTTGCAACATAGATGTCAGTAACAACACCAGCAGTTGCGTTGCTTGGAACTTCTGATACAAGATATGTGGTCTCTGAAGAAATTGCAACAACATGGGACTTTGCAAGACCATTAACGAAAGTTGAAAGACCAGAAACAGTTACGCTATCTTCATTGGAGATTTGATGGAGTTTGTTATCAATGTGCAGAGATACTGAATTTGCATTCTCCCATACAACTTTAACCGACTCGTAAGTATCAACCACTGTTGTAATGTCAGTGATTGATTTGCCTTTGATGCTTCTCACATCAGCACTGATTCCACCACCATTAGTATCGGTATTATCAAATACTGCAACATCACCAACTTTATATCCATCTCCAGCCTCATTGACTGTGAGATTAGTAACTGACCCTTTGCTGATTGATTCGATTACTGCATTCTGAATAAGAGCTTCGTTTGCCTCATTGATAAAGTCATTATCAGCAAAAGCATCTGCCACTTTATATGGTAAGGTGTTTCTTACCAATTCAGAATTATTAAAGTCAAATGTCTGATTTAAGTTTTGCTCAACAGGCAGTGAGTGGTAGAAGTTTCCAATAAAGTATGGGAATTGTGGCGCTCTATTCGATGTAGCAACTGTAGCGTGATATGCATAGACACCGTTAGGGAATTCTGGAGTCTTTTCAAATCTACCATTGTATTCATCAAGGTCTGCAGAATTATTGTAAAGATAATCTTCTACAAAGAAACCTGATGTGAATGAAGATGGTCTATCAACAACATTTGAAGTTGAAGCAGTATATCCAGATTGAAGTAGTTTTACTGTAGAGTTTACATCATCAGCATCCGTATATCCATAGGGACCGTAGATTGGGTTGCCATCAAATGCCCATCCAATGATTGGTGAGTGCTGATTTCCGTCATCACCAAATACATCATTGCCGATTGAAGTTGAATATCCAACATATGCATACTCAAGACCCTGAGCATTGTCTGGATTTTCAATAACAATCTCAGTATCAAACTTACTAAACTTATTAACAGTAAGGTCTCTTACTGATGCTTCAAGGATAGCATTCCTTCCATTTGGAGATACAGTGATAGTTGTGTCACTACCATATCCAATTCCAGGATTGACAATGACAACACTGGTAATCTTACCAGAAGAAACAACCGCTCTGAGTTTTGCTCCTGCACCAGCACCCTTTACAGTCAACAGTGGAGCAGATGTATACTCAGTGCCAGCATTTGCAATGACAACACTGCTAATCTTACCTGAGGAAATGATTGGGGTTAACTCTGCATCCTTTCCAATTTCCACAGAAACATTTGGTCTCTTGTGGAAGTTGAGGACAGTGGACCCATATCCAGTGCCATTCTCATAAAGATTTACACTTTCAATAGAACCTCTGACGATTGGAGTGGCAGTAATACTATCTGAAGAGTTGTTATACTCTGCATTGATTGTTACTGTGATATCTTTGTATGAGAAGTTTTGATATCCTACACCAGCAGAAGTAAGATTGATGTGCTTTCTTCTTGTGAAGTTGGTTTGAGTGTCGGTTAAACGGAATGTATCATCATCGACACGTATGACATAATACTCATTACCACTAGTCAGTCCACCAATGACAGTGCCAGCAGTAGTGTAGACAACTAAATCGCCATCAGCAAAACCATGATTTTCTGTTGTAATAGTATCCTCAATAGTTGATACTTGTGATGGACTTGCAATCAGTCTCTTATTAGTATATCCACTACCAGGATTTAAGACTTTGATTGAAGTCAAAGTCTTTCTTGCCTCAAAAGTCTTAAACTTGTGAGTGCCTTGTGAAGTTGCTGAAGTGAAACCTACAGTGTTAATACCAGACTGATAAGACCCGAAGGATTGGTACAGTTTGATATTAGTTGAATTAACTACCTCTGCATAATATACAGACCCACTAATCAGGGTGTTTCCAGTTGATGCATTACTTCCACCATAGCTTCCAATGCCGATAGCAGTATTGCCATTTCTATTATAGACAATGGCATCGCCATCCTCTAAGTTGTGATTTGATGGGAATACAATAACATCGTTAGTAAAGTCAATAGACCCACCGATTACGGAAGAGCTTCCATTAAACTCAACTTCTCTATATCTTGTTTCTACGATTGGTTTTAAAACTGCACCACTACCATTACCACCTTCGATTGTTACTGAGGTAACATCTTTGATATCAAAACTTTGTGGGTCAACAATAATATCTTCAACAACACCAGATACAACAGGTCTGACTAAAGCAGTTGTTCCTGAAGCAGGTGCTGAGATTTTGATTGTTGGTGGATTGATTACATCATATTCTTTACCACCATTGTATACATCGACAGAAGATACAGGACCATAGTAAATCTTATCTTCAGACTTATAGTTTAATACCTCAACACCATTAACCAGAAGACCTGTGGACCCTGGAAGAGTTTCGGTTTTGTTTCCAATCTTGATATTTTTCTCTGCTGGAAACTTCTTAAGAAGTTGCTGAGGATATACCTTCTCTACTTTCTGCTCAACTAAGACAAAGGTGTGGGACCCTGTTGTGGTTGTTGAAGTAAATTCTGCAGGAGTATCGATGTCAACCAGAGAGTGTGACAGATACAGTTTGATTTTATTCTTTGCAGGAAGAACTCTGACATAATACTCACCTTCTGGTAATCCAGAGAGAGCAGTGCCTGATGCTGAGTAATATACTTTGTCGCCAGTTACAAAGGGGACATCACTTCCAAATGAAAGGATGGTATATTTCTCAGTGTTGGAGTTGTATCCTTGCAGAGCACTACTGGTAGCGGATGCTAGTGTTGCTTTCTTTACATCTTGTGTGATTTCGTAAGATGGTAAAGAGTTGGATGCAACATAGAAGTACTCATCTTTCTCATTATAAACATTCTGGACATCACTGGTAACCAGGTCATCACCATACAAAACTGGTGTGCCACTACTACTAGCAGTCTTTAACTTTCTTCTGATAGTGTAATTCTTATCAGTGTCTTCAGTAAAACCTGTAAGATTGTTTAGAGTTACATCATGTCCAGAAATACTACCAACAATAGCATCAGAGTGTGCAACCGTTTCCGTATTACCCTCAAGGATATCTACAGTATCACCTACAGCAAGACTTGACTTATCAATATCAGACCTCAATTCAAAAGTCGATCCACTGATACTCTTTACTTGATATCTGGAGCTGGTGTTGTAAATCCAAGAGTTTGCAAAGATTTGCTTGAATGATGCATCAGACTCTGGATTGGTAATCTTCTCACCAACATTCTTGACATATACTCTCTGACCTTCTGAAGAAAGAAGAACATCACTCTTCAATTCAAAATCAGAGATTACGCCTGTCAGACGGATTTCGACTTTCTTACTGGTGTCTCCGTTTTCATAACCGACAAAGACTTCACTGGTCCTGATTTCATCCTTTACATCAATTGCAGTATCAACACCACTACAACCTAAGAACTGGTTTACAGTCTTTCCAGTGTATGTTACAGTATTGTCACCAGAAATCAGAGTGCCACTAGCATTAAAACCAATCGTAGAATCTACGGTGATGATAGAAGACCCAACAGAAACACTGTTGATTACATTAGTCTTTGGTTGAATATTGAAAGTGCCTTCGATTAAATCTCTATCGTTGTATCCAACAAACAGATTTAACTTATAGTAAGTAGAAATTCCAGACCTGGTAAAGATTTCTACTTCAGATACCGACCCCTGAGTTTCTTCATCAGTCGATTTCTTGATAGTTTGACCAATAAGTTTGGTTGGGTCGCCAGAAATTCTTTCTGCTACAACAACTTCTCTTCTCAAATATTCTGCTGTAGAAGGCTTGAGAAGATAATCTTCAAGGTCAACAACCTTTGGAGTTACACCATACAGTGCATTGAAGAGAATTCTGTATGATTCCTCTGTGCCCTTTGACTCATAGAGACTTCTTGCCTCTTTGACAAAGTTGTTTACATCTAAGTCACTTGTGAAAGCAACATTCTCCAGACCTGGCGTCAGAGAATACTTGAGTTTTTTATAAAACTCTTGCAGAAACTTAGCACTAAGGTTTTCAACCTTGGCACCAGAAGTGTGCGCTGCGTTGCTGGATGAGGAGAATATTAATTCTTCTGGATTGTCATCAGTCCTATAGGAAGTAATACCACTAAATCCTCTTACACATCCAGTGAAAGAGTTTGTGGTGATACCAGTATAAGTGAAAATTTCACTATCAATCTTAAACAGACCATACTGTTCAGGGAATCCCTTCGTCGATGCTACCTCAACTGTATCAGAAGAAGTAGTAATATCTGAAGACAGGGTAGTCTGACCAGTGATAACATCTGGTGAGAGGTTGTCTAACTTGAGATATTGGTCAAGGTTATTAGCAAGGTCTGCTGGAGCACCTTGATATTCCTGAGAAATATAATACTGCTTTAAAAAGTCTACTGCCTTTGGGCTTTCGGAACGTAGAAATTCGGGTAATTGGTTCTCAATAACTTGCTGAACTTTTACCCTCGTCTCAAATCCAGTTTTTATCATCTTATACCCTCTTTAGTTCTCCGTTTAAGTAACTAGAAGTAACTTTGTATCCGACGCCAGAAATCTGTTCGCCAGAGCTAATCGTATCCTTAACCATATTTATGGTGCTATCGGCAACAGAAAAACTCAGATATAGGTCTTTGAGACCGATTACATCGTTAGATTCTGGGTATGCCTGAATCTCAATAATATTGTTTGCTGCTGTCGTAGATGTGATGTTAAGTGTATTGATGATAATCTCACCTTTTGCATAATCTACAGTGCCTGCAGACTTAACAATGACCTTATATTCACCAGTTTCCTCATTCTCTTGGACAACTGAAATGACACCCATGTTGCCAGTTGCATCTGGAGTATCAGTGAAGTAGAATGTGCCACTTCTTCCTGCAAGAGTAAACCCAGTGCTCTTAATATTCAGACCACCAGACTTCTTGTAGAAAGTATTTCCAAAGCACAACTCATACTGTGCAGACTGATTAATAAGTGCTTTCAGGTTTCTTCTGATAATAACACGGGTTACATTAGATGTAATCGCATTATCAACATTATCAATCGTCTGTCCAAGTTTACTATACTTAAATCTACCACCAAACTGATTGATGTTTGATGTGGAGAAAGTATTCAGGGTATCTACAATTCTAGACTTCAAGTCATTGACATTAGAAACCTGAGCATTATTGTAGTAAACTGCAGAGTCAATCTCAACATAAAGGACCTTAAGGTCTACAATCTGCTGATTGATGCCTGACAGTGAGTAATTCTTTAACTTACTCAGAATATTATTCTTGTCGAAGTCAGAGACATAATCACCATTCTTTGGTTTGATGCTGATGATTACATTACCAAACTGTGGTGGGTCTAACTCTTCACCACCAACAACAGAGACTGACTCAGTGTTGGGGTAGATGGATTGGATAATCGCTTCGTAATCGCGTGCTGTAACCGCCCTGTACTGCGATGAATAGATTCTTGGGGCAAAGTATTTGATTGAGTCAATAGACTCGATGTCGCCGCCATTAGAGGCAGCACTGGTGGTGGTTACAGATGCACTGGAAAGTGCAATAACATTGTTAGATGAGTCAACAACACGACCTGAGAAGGCAAAATTCGATGGTCCATTACCATCTTTACCATCAGTGACGATGTATGAGACCGTAATGACTGACTGATTCTCTAATTTCTTGCCAAAGAAACCGTCACCAAACAGCAATTCATACTTTTCGTCCTGAACTTCTTGAATCAGATAGGTTTCTGATGTTGATTTGACATTCAGGATGTTGTCAATCAGTGAATATTCTCTTCCAAGACCAGTTTCGCTAGGTCCTTTGACATATGCAACGATTGTTGAGGTGTCAATGAAGGAATTATTGAGAATAAATCTCTGGTCCAGTGAGCCATCAACAGTAAAAATGTTTTTTAGGAAAGTTCCTTGATAT